TCTTTGAATCAAATAGCTCTTTAACTGTAAGTTTAGTGCCATTGAGCAAAGGAATGATCGTATCTGGTGCTAAACAATAAATGTCTAACGCACTTGCAATTTCTGCTGTGTTATGAGAGATAACTGTATCTGTTGCAAAGTTCTTATATCCGTCAACTGTAAGGTCATAAAGAGGAATCTCTCCATGATATTCAATTGAGACCACTTTATGATTTGCATAGCTCTGAGCAAAATCATTGAAACCTTTGAATCCATTCTGAGATAATCGAGATAGAACAGTGTTCTTGTTCACAGAGAGTGCCTCAGATAGAAGAGGCAATGTCATGTCTTTGGAATAGATGTTACATACATCCTGAAATGTTACTGGGTGATTATTCGATCCTTTTGGACGACCACCTCTTTGATCTTGCCTTGTTTGAAATCCCAGATTATCTCTAAGCTGCATCCATGACAATCCTGATTTTCGCCACAGGAACTTATCTAATACATTGACAGTGCAGCCAAGCTTCATTGATAATGATAGCTTCGTATCATTCTGTGAAGCAAGAGAAGTTATCTCACTTAGCGTAATATCATTGATTGTTCTAGATCGATCAACACTATTAGGCACAATATGATCTGGATTCTCGTATGTCTGCTTAAAGGTTTCGAAATTATTAAATCCATGATCGGCAAGTCTGGATTTGATAAGATTGAAGTTTACATCAAGCGCCGATGATACTTTGCTCATGTTAAAGCCTAAAGACTCACATGTTTCAAGGATCCTACCAAATGTAACATCTAGACGTGCTGTCGGGGCATTTTTTACCATCCGTCGAGCATGGTCTTTCTTAAACTTCTCAATCCATTCGCTATTTGAATCATCCCACTTCTTAGCATTAAGTTCAAATGAATGAAGTCTTGTATGATCAGATCGAGACATTACCCTAAGGTTCTCGATTCTATTATCATTTTTGTTAAAATTGACGTGATGCACAACCTCATCATCTGTTAATTGTCTGTCATTAACCCACGAAGCAACTAACTGATGTTCACGAACCCAACCGTGTCGTCCCTCTTCAGGATTTGTCGTATATACCCATCTGTAACCAGATGATTCAACATTTTTAGAATCAAAGAGATCCTTCCTATAGAACGGCATCATTGTGTCGCCTAATTTGAGATCCTCTATTGTTCTATATGATCCATCTCGTAGCATAAGTCTGTGATTAGCAGATGCAATAATTGATAAACCACTATCAAATGTCACACGAAAAGCGTGATCAACACATGTTTGTCTAGCCTGCTTACCCCACGCAGGAACTATCTTTTTCTTCTCATGATCATATGAGTAAACAACAAACTTATACTCTGGGTTCTCAGCACATCTTCTTGCAAGCTCCTCAATAGTCACAAATCCATCAAGTTGAGCAATTCTGGTTGCACCATCGATGCAGTACTCCATCTCGCCGAAATCTTGATAACGCATCAGGCGCTCTGTAAGGTTATACGCGTTGGCAGTGATCGAAGCATACGTCGGCGACATCGATTTCTGAAAAAGCAATGTTCCGCTGCTCTTTGTCTTGTCAGCCACAGCAATGGTAGTATCCAGATTGCGTAACTTCCGTCTTACGACAGGACCTGATCTAAACAGTCTAGTAAGCTTCTGAAATAAATTTTGGTCAGGTTTTGCCATTACATAATTCCTAGTTTCTTGAGATCAGACAAATACCAAAGAATTGCATTGTCATTATGAATTGATTTAAACCAATCCCACTTTTGTTTCTGCATTGGCCGAATCCAAGCACCTTTTATCTCTATGAATTTTCCTGCAAATTCACCAGACAGAATTTGCATATCAATGAAATATACCCTGCCACCGAGACTATGATTGCGAGGTATTACAAATGATGGTTGCCAAATATACTCAATCTTATTATCATTAAGCCATGCTACTACTGATGATTCATATGAACCGACAGTAACAACTTCATCATTTGTTTTCCAGTTATAAAAAACTTTCTTGTGGCGTCGAGATCGATCTGTTTTTCTTCTTATTTCAGGTGATTTTTGCGCATTGTCGACACCGAAATTTTTCATAAGAGTAGATTTGACTTTATTCTTTATATCTGTTCGTTGCATAGGATTTGAAACACCATGCAGCAAAAGATGATCTTTTTCAAATTTTATTCTTACTATTCCTTTGCTCAGCGGCGTAAGAGATCCGTATCTCTTCATACAAGTCAATCGAGCGTTATTCTTTGCTCTGCTTGGATGACAATGACCACGAGTCACATTATGAACATATGCATGCCATGCGCCAAAATCTTTATCAATGAATGTTGCTTTTTTGCTTGATCCCGTGTAAGACAAATCAATAATATCAACATTTCCAGCATGTACTAAATCTAGTCTAGATCTAATTTCGTCGACTGCTACGATTTTTGCCATTTTTCTTGCCTTGTCATTCTGGACAAGACCCTTGTTCAGTTATCTTACTACGATTTCTGTGCTTTGAGTGTAACTTTTTTCATTGGAGGCTTAGTAACATCGACATATTGCATTGGAGATGCAATAATTCTATCAAGCGACTTCGTAATGCCATCAAGATGATCAGCAAGATCTGCCTTGACTCTTTCAGATGCATTATTTTTGAAATTTTCAATTGCATTCAAAAGCTTTGATGCACCTGACATGTTTTTTGATGCAGCGTCATGATTTGCACCTTCTGTGATGCTAATCATCTCTTCTCTAATGATTTTTTTGAGTTTGTTTAGTTCGATCTTTGGCATTTTGCACCTCTAGCTGGTATATCTATGCTCTTCACTTGTAGAGCCATGAAAAATCTAACGTTGAGCCTGGTTTTATTCGTTGACGGCCGGCAGTATTATAAGAAGAAAATCCTTGCATATTTGCATTTTGTACGGGTCTAACTTCGTCAATTCCTCCCGGGAGTTCCGTACTTAATCTTACTCCTTTTGACGTTGCAGCGAGCATGGCATAAGCCATGTCCATTCCATTATTTCCAACCTGACCATCACCACATGCTAGCCAGATACCAATTGCTATGCTCATTACAAGGTCATCATGCGCATCTTTTGAGGCCTGTGCCTTCGAACCATTCCAAACGAATGCTTGCAATTGATCATAGAGTCTTTGTGACGGTGTTTTTAATTTCCCATTTCGAATTGTCTCTTCAAGTTTTGCAAGAATTTGGCCTCTTGTCTTCGTCTGTGTTAAAAACCCAGGTACCTGTTCGGGATTTATTGGTCGGTACTCAAATGGATTACCGTTATTATTTGCGTAATATAGACGTGGGTAACCCATGTCTTTTAGCTTTGTGCATGTAAAATATCCGAATGTATTTTGTTCTGGGCACAACAGTGCATCGTTGTAGATTTTCCCGTACTCAAACAAAAGATCTGCCAACTTATCAGGAGGTATCTTTCCCATGAATTCTGCAACGACTTCGCACGTTTCATAATCAATGACATGAAATGTTGAAAAATCTGCTGCGTCTCCGCGGGATACGTCAGACGATATAACATATTTTCGTGTTTCTTCGCAATTTCGCCATATCCAAATTGCATTTTGTGGACCTGTTCTTTCAATTGGCGGTCTTATCATTGCTCTGAGCTTGTCAAATTCAGATGGTTGAAGAAATGTGTCGCCTGATGATATAAAATCACACAAAAACTCCTGAGCTACCTTGCGCTTTGGAATATTCTTTGTTTCTTTGTCAAACCAAGCCTGATCATGTTCAGGGTGTACAGTCCATGGCAATCTGATTGGATTGAAATCGTTTGTCGAAGTTTCTGCTTCTGTCCAAAGCTTATAATATTGACCGCCGACGCCATTTGGTGTCGACAAAATAATTGCATTTCCACCAGTTGAAAGCGTCGGGTAAAGAGATGTCCAAATTTCATCAAAATCTCGAATAAATGCGCAATTAGAACTAACGATGCCGTTAGTATAGTACTGTCGACCATTTTCAACATTGATCAGATCAAAAACATGTTCTTCATTATCTGATGCTATGTCAATCTTTGTCACAGAAAGAACAACGTCATCTAGTAACAAATCTCCGGGTAACAAATCACAAACTTGAATGAAGTTTCCATCAATATTTTTTACCTTGTGTTCTGACGTACACTTCAACGTCTTTCCACTTAGACATGTCAAAAAATATAGGCCTGTGCGTACAGCCTTCTTTATACCGTCAAAATTTTGCCAGCCCCCAGGTGTCTTTACTTGGTAATGTGTGTTGGTAATGTAGGACATCTAAAATTTAGTTTTGCCTTAATTTCTTGGTGTGAATCTAAAAATGAATCTATTCGCTCTCGATTTGCATAAAACCAATGTTCATCAATCAACTCGAAATTGATACCTTTTGTTTCAGCCCACTGTCTTGCAGCATCAAATTTGGCGATCTCTTTCGGTATGTTTTGACGACTTGTCGGTCGAATCTCAATGAGTTTTTTGTTGATTGGTGAAAAAAAGTCAACGATGTACACCCTGCTATCGCCTTCAAACATATACGGTATTCGAATCGACTCATACTCTAGTTTTTCTCCAGATCGTTCTACTGTTACAAGGTAAAAAATTGCTTCCCATTTACTTCTAAATCGCAATAACGACTCTTCGTAGTCTAGTGAAAATGTAACTGATCGACGCCAGTTATTAGAGTTGGGCGTGAATTCGCCTAGTTCAATTTTTTTCTTCATTGTAGCAGATTGATTCTTCTTCATCTGCGCTCGAGACCCGCTGTCTTTTAATCTTTGTTGAAATACAGGATCCTGATGTGTTTTTTTGTTTGATTCTGAAATTTTTCGCTTACATTCGTCTGTCATCCAGTCGCGATCAAGAATAACATTATTACTTTTTCGAGTATCGATTCTTTTTTTCTTTTCAGACTGCGTCTGAATTCGACATTTGGCCGCCGCAGAAATTTTTTGTCGAAGTCTTTGTGCAGTCTCATAATCAAATTTGTCAGAAAAAGAACCAGAATTAGAAGCACCTATCTTTTTTGCAATCTGTTTCTTCTTTTCATCAGAAAAATTAGCGTGCATTTGTGTAGATAATTGAGATCTAAACTTAAGAATACAGACAGTCTTCTTACATGTTGGTCGAAATCGCGATTCACAAAAAATGGGAGTGCGAAGATCGTTACAAAATTGACAAATTGGCGGTTCTGATACATCAAGCTTTAGACACAAAAGACGTAAATACAATGATGGTTCGTGGTCATTCAAAAATGACGTTTCTTTTAACACAAACTCATGCAAATCTTCTAAATTACGACATACAAACCAGCTTGCGCTATCTTTACATGTTCCTGCCAAAAATGATCCATTGACATTTGTCAATGTTTGTAGTGCTTCACTGCGTGTCCATATCCTCGTCATCTAACAGATAGATATAGCTTGTGTCACGATTTTTCTCTTCTTTGTGAAGAAGATCATAAAAATCCAACATCGATAATTTTGTTTCCAGACCTGTTGTTGAATCTCTAATATCAATCATTGTCTCTCCCGAAACACATTCATCAACAACAAGCAATGCCAATGCTTCAGATCTGCCGGCGTCAGGAGAAGTTGGTACAGCAGTTATTGTAGATCCATTTGTGAAACGAATTGATTGTTTTGTTGGTTCAAAATTTGTTAGAAGCAACCAAGATGGCAAACTGTCAAGTATAGTCTTTACCTTTTTAATGAAATTGATTGCTGTGTTAAGCTTTGTTGCAATGATTAGACAGTTTTTGTCCTTCTTAAAAATTGCATACCAGACACAATATGCTGCGGTTATTGTTGATAATCCAAGCTGTCTTGATTTTAGAACAATGTTGAATCGATGCTCTTGGAACTGCTTAATGCAGTCATCTTGAAAATCATATGTATCGAGTGGTATAAGTCCCTTAAGCGGATGCTGGATCATGCAATACTTCTTCATGAAGTGTATTGGATCCCTTCCACAACGCAATATTTCTGCAACCGTTGCCTGTCGAGACATCGGTGAAGATTTTGTAGACGAAATGCTCATGCAAGCGAGAAGATCGTCTTTCTACGAAAATATGCTGTTCTTTTGGGATTATGGACGTTAAACCCTATTATCTCTATTGAATCTGAAGAATCCTCTTCCTTGACGGTAAGGCTGTCGCCTGATATTTCTTTGTAAAGCTTCTTAATGTTCTTAATGTGCGCATCAATTATTTGAATTGATTCCTCAGAACAAGAACGTTTCATCAGTATCATTTCTTTTTCAGAAACAAAGTTTGTAATTACGTTATATGAAGCTTGAAGTCTATCACCTCCGAGAATCAAAAATTTGACTGAGTATGATGCTGTTTTGGGAGTCGATGATCTTCCCCACGTTGTATCGATTGACTGAGCCAAGGCTGAAAGATTTAGTAACTTTGACATGAGAGACTCCTGCAATGTAAATATAACACACTTGCAGCTATTGTTCGTTTTGTTTTAAACTTTCTGATGAAGGCCTCCAGCCACTTTTCCACCTTGTCATATCCGGATATACCCACCGTGCTGCACATTTATCACAACAACCAAATTTGTGATATGAATCCTCATCGTATAATGAACGCATCATTATATCACAAATAGGACAGAATAGCGGTTGCACAGAAGCTGAAGATTCTTTTGGCTTGATTATGAAAAATCCTCCCGGATGATCTGCAATGATTCTGTCATTGAGATACG